ATATCGGATGGAAAGTGGAGCACCTTCATCGAGCGCAAGATCAGTGCACTCAGTGAGCCGTTAAGGACGGCTGCCAGGTATGGCTTGGTGACCAGGGACACGGCCCTATTCCAGGGCCTCGCTCGTGCGGTCCAGTACGGTGATTTCGTCGCCAAGGCGGTACTCTATGATGACCTGACCAGTCGTAAAAAGTCGTCGAAGGAGGGCGCCATTGCTACCGTGAATGAGGCGTTCGTAAACTACAACCGTCTCGCGGGTCGCAGCCGTCAGTACCTCGAGAGCATTGGTCTGCTCTGGTTCTACAACTACAAGTTGCGCATCATGAAGGAGGCGGCTTACCTGCTGCGTCATAACCCGCTGAGGGCTTTGCTTGCTGTCTCGGTGCCGTCGTTACCAATGATCGGGGACATCGGTACACCAGTGAGCGATAACATCGTCGGGATCCTGAACGATGGGAAGCTCGGCTACTCGATCGGGCCCGGCATGGGTATCGGTAGCTGGCAGCTCAACCCCTGGATCAACCTGGCTCGTTGACGCTGGGGTCCTCATCAGGCTACACCAGTCCCTATTGCGATGGGGACTGGTGCTATGTCGATGTTGAAGCAGATCATGACCGGGGTCTTTATTTTCTTGGCCTTTGGGGTTGTTTTGACACTGGATAAGCCTGATGCAGGTGGCAAAGTAGTCAGCTCCCTGGCCAGGATGTCCCCTATCATCCTGATCGTCCTAGTGCTCTATTTGGTGGTGAGCGGGGTCAGGAAGATACTCAAGCGCCTCCAAGGTTAGCCATCGGCTAGCCCCAGCACGCAATAACCCGGCTCGATGCCGAATTGTCCGCCTTGCAGCAGGTACGTGATCCGCTTGCGGAGTTTCACGGCGCTGAACATGCCCGGCTCTGTGATGTAGTAGCGCCCCTCGTCGTCGTCCCACTTCTCAAGGATGAGGATATCCCCGGTCTGGAACGCGCGGTCGTTCTTTCGCACCTCGAACGTCTTTCGACCGTCGGCCACGGCATCCCAGTACCGCGCCAGAGTCTTCAGCGTGTGTTCACTCATCCTTTGCCTCCAGGTCTTCGAGTTCTCCGGGTTTCGGCCACCACAGGGCGAAGGCCCGTCCAGTCAGCACCCACCATGCCGCGACAACACGGCTACGTGGGCTGTCATATGGAACGCAGACGGCCCGTACTACACGCCCGCTCGGGAGCCCGGCGATGCTGTTCTTGCTGGGGTAGATGCGCGCAAGGGTGTGAATCCCCCACGGAAGCGGGGTGGTGTTTGCTGTCTCACTCATCCTTTTCCTCCAGTGCTGCGCGGGCGCGTTGGATGATAGTATACGCTTCTGCAAGTTCCCGTTTGGCGGCTTCGGCGCGGTTATGCTCATGGATACAGGCGTCATTGGCCGCGTTCTCGCGAATACGTGCTTTTGCCGCGTAATCTCGCGCCTCGTCCCGTTCCCGCTCCAGCCGCTCGATGGCTGCGGCGGCTGCGTTCATTGCATCAGTCAAGGCGGGATCGAAGTGCTCAGGTGAACGGTCTCGCTCGGCAGCTTCTCGCCGTAGCAGTGCTACCAGTTCGGTCATCTCGCTCATGGCTCACTCCCATGCCGGGGAGCGGGGCCGAAGTCTTTGAATGCGAAGTCGCGTTCCGCGCCCTTGTCGGCATCGTAGGCTTTCACCAGCCATTGCGGTTCGGGGTGCCAGTCGGTGGATCCGTACCAGAACGATAACGGAATGATGCACCGAACCGCGAACTCGCCACGGTAGTTGGTATAGCCGATCTCGACCGGAGGCGCGATCTTCCCGTCTACGCGCGGGTACGCCACCGGCTCCACCTCCCCTTGGACTGGGGAAAGGGTGGGAGCGGCGGCGAGCCACGCACCACAAATGTCCACCGCCATCATGGACATATTCGCCGCCTCAAGCCCCTTCGCATCTACCTTGTCCATGTCAGTCATGCTCCTTGTGAGAGAGGGCTTCGAGAAAGGCGGCGAGGATGGTAAGGGCGGGGGTCTGACCGTCCGCGATGTTGGGCATCGGACGCAACGGGCTTTGTTTCGTGACGTGGGCGCGATACTCACCCCGACTGCTATGGTGGCAATGGACGCCCCAGCGGTGATTCGGCAGCAGCCGCTCCACCAGAGTCAGGGCAGCATCGAGGCTGCCGGTCAGGCGCGGGAGTTCCGGCTTGCCCCACTCACCATCGGGAGTGCGCCAGAATGCACCGCTTTCGGTTTCAGGGTCAAATGGGGCGAAGTACCCGCTGCCCTCCCAGTCGTTTACCCAAGCACCGCCCTTCTTCCGGCGGTGATGGTAGATCAAAGGAGCGGTCCACCCAACCGCCAGCAGAATGTCGTGGTCCAGCAGCCGATCCGGGCCGGTTGCCTCTCGCGTCCTGGTGAGTAGTTCCGCCAGCTTATCCTTGTCCAACATTTAGTTGTCTACTTCCGCGAGCCCGGCAAGCACAGTGCCGATCATCGTATGAGGGCGCTCGACGGCGCGGCCCATTTCGTTGACCTCGCTACGCCCGGTCGCGGCCAGCAGTTCCTCCACCGTGGCACCATGCTGCAGGGCGATGCTGAGCATGGTGGCGACGTCCTTTGCCATGAGCGCGGTGACGAACCGCTGCTGCTGGTAAGGGACGTCGATGAAGATTTCGCCGAGTCGACCGTCAGCGTATCGCCCTATACTGACGATGAAGGTCTGCTCAACCCCATCGTGGGTCCGATGGGTGACCTCGAAGGTCTCAGTCTCGCGCCTATTAGGCAATCTCTCTCGCGACATCTCAGCTGCCCGTGCTTTCGTAAAGCACCCGCTGAATGTCCGGCGCCACCCATCCATCGGGCTTCAGGACCTTGCCGTCGGTACGCTTGGTGACCTTGCCGGTTTCCGGATCGATCTTGGCCATGTTGGACCGATGGACCTCGTCCCAGATGCGATCCAGGGGAATGCCGAACTCGAGAGCTGTACCCACGGCAACATAGATCAGATCGGCCAGACCATCAGCGACACCGACGAGATCACCGTTGACGATCGCAGCGTCAGTCTCCAGCCACTCCTCCTTGAGGAGTCGCTGCCGCAGAAATGCCCGCTCATGGACAAAGGTGGGCGTGGAAAGCACCGGATTGTCGGTTGCTTCATGGAAGGCACGAACGTCATTCAGAAGAGTCTTCATGTTTTGCTCCGTTGATTTACAGCCGAGAGGTCCTACGGAGGACCCCTCGGTAGCTTGTGGTCGTGTTGGTCATCTCTGGTGGTGTCGATGATGACCACGTAGGCAATACCGGTGATTATCGAGAAAATGATTATCACCGGTAATACGGCAATTATCGCCAATATGGCGAAGATTACTGCCGTTCCCACCGCACCGATGATAAGTGCTCTAAGCCACATCGACGCTGTCGGCCGTCAGGCGGTCGGTTTGGACAGGTTCGCGAAGAGAGACTTGGCCTTCGTCGCCGGGTCCACTTCCGGCTCCGGATTGGGAATGACCGGAGCAGACGTCTCTGTCTGGCCGAAAATGCCGGCCTTCTTGGTCGCCGAGAAGTCCGGGGGGTCGATCTCGAAGGGAGGCTTGCTGTCAGCTGGATCCTGGCGGTCTTCAGGAGAGGGCGAGATGTTGGGCTTCTCTTCTTCTCCTACGGTCACCCCCGCGGCTTCCAGCACCTCCGACATGGTGGTCGTGTTGACATTGGCTTCCGTTACAGTGGTGGCGACGTTGGGTTCTTCGGCCGGTTTGGACTTGTCTGCCCTGGGCTTCCGAGCGGGCTTTTCGGCACTCGTAACGGCAGCGATCGTGCCCGTGATGTCGATGATCGCCGTCAGGAGGTTGGTGTCCGCGGTATCATCGGCGAAGTCCACCTCGAAAGTGGCGTCGGCTGGGACCTCGGTACGTGTCTTGATGAACTCGATCGCCGCGGTCTTGAGCTCATCCTGGCTCAGTACGATCTGCGTCGAGATCTTGGTAGAGATCTGCATGTGTGGTTACATCTCTTTGAAAAGTCGCATCAGGTTCTGGAACATAGGCGTTCGAACGCCCGAGTGGATGGCGGCAATAGCGTCAGCCATATGTTCCGCTTTATCGAGGATTTTCCCCTTTTGCACGGGGAAATTCGCCTCCGGGTATAGTTCGTAGGCCCTCGAAATCATTTGTCTCTTGGTAGCTGTGGAGCTGCCCGTGAAGACCTTCTTTGTTTCAGAGGCGGTTACCTCGATCAGTGGAATTTCGAGAGCAAGGACGGAGCCAAGGATCCCAACGCATATCCCGTAACTGGCCATCGCCCTTGCTGACTGTGAGCCCACGGGCACCTCGACGAAGATTGCCTTCGCCTTGCGTGCTGCCAGCATCACAGGAGCGGCAAGCTGCTCTGCTCGATGCAGATCGTTGGAGTTTACCCGCACCTGCTTGCCTTCCAGACCCATTGGCTGGATCAAGGAAAGGCGCGGGGTAGAGAGTATTCCGGTCCGGAGGCACAACTCCGCCTCGGCAAGACCCCAGTTTGTGAGGCTCGGATCCATACCGAGGACGGAGATCAGCATGACGCAGTACCTGACGTGCTGATTAGGCGCTGAAGAGCGAGGTCGTCGCCTTGGCGGCTTCGTTCGCCTTGGGAGGAGTGCCAGCCGGCCGGCCGGTTTTGCCACCCTGGGCGCTGTTGCCGTCCTTGATGCTGCGGCGATCCTGGGTGTTGCCGGTATTGCGCTCGACCCAGATGCCGTAGAAGGCCGCCGTCTGGACGCCGCGCTTGGCCTCGACCACGGTCAGATGGGACGGATGGTGGAAGATCTTGTCGGTGACGTTCTCTTCACGGGTGTCCGCGGTGTCCTCGTACTCGCCGGTCGACGTGTTCTTGGCCTGCTTGTTCTTGAGGTGCTTCTGGATCCCCAGGGTGACTTCACGTCCCAACAGATCGACGAGCATCGGAACCGCAGTCGGGACCTCCTTCTTCTGGTCGAAGTCGTAGAGGTTGATCACCTTCTCCTCGGCCGTCTGCTCGGAGAGGGGCTTGTTGGTGGTGACCAGGCACAGGTCGTCGATGACGGTGAAGCCGGGCATGGCGTACTTCTTGTTGTCCTTGGTGTAGAAGTTCAGGTCATCCTTGTTGGTGACCCAGAAGGTTTCCCGGTATTCCCCGTCGGGGAATTCCATGACCAGGCTGACGCTCCGAGCCTTGGAGCTCGTCGCCTTGCCGACATAGGCCAGCTTGATCTTGCCGGTGTAAGCTCCGGACTCACGGACCCGGAAACCGCCAACGCGGTCCTGGTTTTCCTCGAGCCCAGCAGTCGAGACATTTCCGAAAACGTTCATCAAATTTTCCTTGTTGTGAGCGGGTTGAGAGACTTCAGCGAAGATGATCGTCAGGCGTAGAATCGCCTGAGATGCTCCAGGAGAAGGTTGGCGTCGTTGTCCATGTAGGTCTGTTCCCTGGAGAACAGCCCCATGGGGGATCGAATGCGCTCACCGACGGTTTCCTTGGTCGGCCGAGTTTGGAAGACATGCTTGTAGCCAAGGTCCTTGTCTTCGTCGGTGATGTTCAGAAGCTCGGAATGGTAGGGCTCGAGCTTGTTGATCGGCATCCGCTTGGTGGACACCACGGTCGAGAAATAGGCCTCGATGCCATTGTTCTTGAGGGAGCCCTTCACGGGTACCTGGGTCCTCATGGTCATGGCCGCTTCATCGAGCTCGGACTTGGTGTGTCCGAGGATGATTACGGGCTTGTTGAAGCGGACGACGTAGTCCTGCATCAGGTTCTTGAAGAACTGGGCGTAAGCTCCCCAGGCCTTCTGGGTATCGTGCTGGCCGATGATGTAGACCGACTCGAACATGTCCATGAGGAAGGTCACGGTGTCGATGATGGCTCCGTCCCAGCTGGCCGGATTGTCGATCGCGTGCTGAATAGATCCATGAACCTGGTAGGGATCCACGACTTTGGCGCTCTTGAAGCTGTTCTTGAACGGGAGTCGTTTGCCGGCTTCGCAGTTCAGGTACATCCAGCGCTCCTGGTTCGGAATATTCCGCAGACTCGCGGATTTACCAGAAGACGACTCGCCGGATATCAGCACGAGCTGCGTGTTGATGTCTTCCATATTTTCCTCGATTAACTCTATCATTATCTGAGATAATGACGACCAGAAAAACAGACGGCTCTGAATTAGGCCGTCTGCTGGTATCGCTTGGCGACGGTCACCATGATGGTGCTGTCGATTTCCTTCTCGTCCATGGGGGTCGAGAGCTTCTTGTTGAAGGCGTGAACCTGCGTATTGATGGACGGCAGGTCCCACCCCGCATCGATCAGGCACAGAGCGTACTTGATCATCTGGTTGTTGCGGTTGCCCGAGGCGATGCGCTGAGCAAACCAGCGTTCCAGGTTGTCCAGAGACTGCAGATTTTGGATCTGCTTCTGTCGTTGCTCGTTGCGGCTCGTCTTGGGGATGAAGTCCAGAACATCCAGGATTGTGCCATCCAGGTTGTAGAAGTGGGAGCCACCATGAAAGGACTCGGACTTCTTCTCCCGCTTGTCGTAGCTCTCATCCGTCTGGAACGGTAGCCAAGCAAAGATCCCCTGCATGAACTCCTTGTACTCATCGTTGTCGAGCTGCAGCCGATAGTTGATGGGCAGCAGCATACGAAAACGATTGGCGCCGTCGGTATGCCGCTTGGTCGTGTAGGTGAGGAACTTGTAGTCCTTCATCAACTCGTGAGCGGCGCTGAGGCTGACGCCGCCATCGACGTCGAACGCGATCATGTTGAAACCAGCGATCACGTTCTCCTCGGAGCGGTGTCCTTGGACAAAATGATGGTTGGCCCAGTGCATACCTTCAGCCTGGGTCAGCAAGTGCAGCTGATCAAACGGTGCCTCCTCGGCCAGATAGTTGTAGGCCCAGTGGGTGGAGTAGGAGATCACGATCTTGCTCAGATCGGTCTCCTTGAGGGTCTCACCCTTGAAGAGTTCGATCCCGTCCACGAAGGATTTCTTGATGATGATATGACGCTTGTAGCCCCAGGCCGTGGCCAGGGTCATCATCTCGTTGCGTGCAGACTGGCTTGACTTGTAGAACGGCAGGTTCTCATGCAGATCCGCGTGAGTGACCTCGGTGCCGATCTGGGCGATGTACTTGGCCAGTTTGACGTAGGTCTTCTCTCGGCTCAGAATGGTCTGGAAAGAGGAACCAGACTCCTCCACCAGCTTGATGGCCGAGTGGAGGTGCACCATTTCGACCATGGTGGAGCCATCAACGAACGCCAGGGCGCCGGCAAGCTTGAGGGCCTTGGAATGGCGGTGCTCGAGCTCCGCTTTGCGGATTTCCTCGTGTTCCGCCAGCTGGCTGGCTCGAAATAGGCAATCGTCATGATACTCGATCAGGGCGATGCCGACCGTGTCGTCCACTTCCATCTTCCAGTTGAAGACGGCCGGATCCGCAAGCCGGTAGAAAGCCTGGGTCCACTTGGTCACAGCAGCACTGTTGGCCGGATTGGTGCGCAGCTGGTACTTCTCCTCAGCGGTCATGGACGTGGAGTCGATGGACTTCAGTCCTATCCCGAAGATACAACGACGTGCATATCCGGTCTCGAGCAGCGAGTAGAACTCGTTCTCGGTCGGCCCGCCGTCGAACAGCTTGGAGGGCGTGCCGAACAGCAGCATGTTGGTCGGGGTGGTCCCATCCAGCTCCTCGCCCCGCTGATTGTCAGAGGTGTTCTTGACGAGCTTCTGCTTGATCTGTCCGGTGTCGTAGAGCTCAAGGAAAGCGGTCAGGACCTCGGTTTCACGCAGGAGGTTCGAACCGATCTCGTCGATCTGCATGTTGATCGAGCCAGCGTTGGCCATCAGCAGTTTCTGTCGCAGCTGCTTGACAGCCGGCGTCGTTCCAGAGTCGAAGGTGAACGGGTAGGCCCCGTAGGAGCGGTACTCCTTCGACGCCCGCTCGAACTCCTCGTTCTGGTCAGTTCCGTTCCTGGCCGCCCGATTGTTGGCGATGACCCAGAGGTTCTGCTCGGCAAGTACCGGCAGGGTGTCCTCCATGAAGCGGGTCTTGAACCCCTTCAGCAGTTCATTTTCGATGATCGTGACAGAGTGACCCTTGCCGAAGCCAGAGGGAGCCAGGTCAATGGCGTAGACATTGACCGGCAGCTCACCGCGGTCCTTGGTGACAATGGTGGCACGCATGGTGGCGGCCATCTTGCCGAGGAAATAGGCAATCTCGACCCGGAAGAAGCTACGATCCAGCTGCTGGGTCTTGGCACACAGGACGTCGACGAGTTCCTCAATGGCCGGATGGTGAGGGATTGCCGAAAGGTTAAGCGACATAGTAGAGGTCTTTCTGCTTGCAAGCATTGAAGGCCGGACAGAATTCACAGGCTCTGACCTCACCAGGAACGGCGATGACAATGCCTTTCCCGCCCTTCGATGCCATGAAGGCATGAGCTTCCGCTTTGTCGTCGAAATTCTTGGTAGACCGGCCCGTCGTTTTGGTCGGATCCGAGTAGTACTTGTAGACGGTCTCGCCCCGCCAAAGCTCCTTGTCGGTACAGAACGGGATGCTCTCGTCCGGAGAGTCCCAGTACTGTTGCAGTTGAAGCAGCTTGTTGCGGATGTAGTTCTCGGTCTCATCGATCGAGGGCATCTTGACCGGATACTCGAGAGCCTTGGTCTGGGGGTAGTCCTGGTCCCCTCTGGCTCGAGCTTTCTGCCAGTCCGTGAAGATGAACTGGATGTAGATGTGATCGTCCGTGATCAGCTCGGGATTGAGCCAACGATAGATGCCCCCCTGCCAGGCATAGTCCGCATCCTTGCGCCCCAGAAGGTACGCATAGACTGATGTGGACTTGGCATCGAAGAGCCTACCGTCAATCACCTGGTCGAACTTGCCACCGATCTTGTAGGTGGTGCCGTTGACCTCGATCTCCTTGAAAGCCCGCTGCTCCATCCAGATCGGGATCAGGTCTGGATTGCTTGCAAGCTGCTCCGGGCTGGGGTTCACCTGGACGTTGGTGTAGATACGCTCAGGATATCCCAGCTTCTTCATGGCCCAGGATCCCGAATGTACCCACGCCTTCTCGATCGAGTCGTGGATGGCAGTGCCCATTCGGGATGCAAGGAAGGCTGAGATATCGAGCTCTCGATCAGCTTGGTTCACCCTCCTGGAAAGCACAAGCTGACGGGTGGACTTCAGCAGGCTGGTGGCGGAGATGTAGTTCGGCTCGTCGATGTAGTCGTACTCATCGTGAAGCAGCCACACGGCAAGTGGCAGCGAGATGCCGTGAATATTGGTCAGTTTCATCGTTGGCCTCAAATTCTGGGGATGCTTCGCCGTAGATCAAAAGACCTTTCAGCATTATCTCGATAATCGACGGGTTACTTACCGCCTGCGGGCTCGCAGGCAGTCAGAGCCTGCTCGCGTTGGGTCTGCTTTTTGTTCAGACGATCGACCCATTCCTCGCCGGCATGAAGAAGGTCAGCCTCGATCTGGGAGATCGGCCGATTGTCGATCATGGTGTGGTGAGCCATGGCATCGATCAGGATCGTGCAGCAGGCTTTCACTGCACCGAGGTTTTTCACCAGGGTATCCCTGGTCAGTTCCTCACCAACCTTGAAAAGCTGGAGGTGGCGCATCGCCGCTTCGACGTAGGTCATCGCCTCGATGGGCTTGGTCCTCCAGTTGAGCGGACCATATTTCTTCATCCCGTCGTACAGCGCCTCCAGCTCAGCCAGCTGGGCAGAGAGCGGGATATAGGCCAGCGGCGGTTTATTGTCCCCGTAGAGCTGCTTGGGATTGGGCGGAACAGTCTGAGTCATCAGTCGAGCTCCTTGGATCCCATCATGGCGCTGGCGGAGTTGGCCTCAGCGAACGGCCCATTGAACTGCTGGGCAGTCATCAGGCCCATGGGGCTGATGGAAAGAATGAAGACGTCGACGATCTTGCCGGCCTTGGACTGATCAGTCTCCTCGAGGAAGCGACGCATCAGGCCGTCCTGGGCAGTAGCAAGGTCACCGCGGGTGAAAAACGCTTCAGCGGTGCGGATCATGGTGTTGAGGCCACGTTGCGCCATCTGGCCCTTGGGACCGGACGCAATGACGTTCCCGGCAATGAGCCAGTGGTACTTCAGTTCACCCTGCATGAGGCTCTCCAGAAAATGTGGAATAAGGGCTGACGGGAGTCGCTGTGGGGCAACTCTAGTCGCTCAGGGGGGATTATCATAGGAGATTATCTGGTAATCCGCCACAGTTTCTTGTGATGGATTATCGAGAAAACCAGAACCTACTAGATGTAGTGGGTGGATGTCGGCAAGGGCCTAGCCGACGCTCTCTTCCGAGTCGCTCGTTGCTGCAAACTATGGGCTGAGCCGCCCAGGACCGATACGCAGCTCCGGTCATCGTTGCCTGTTCAGGCGAAATTCGTCAGAGTTTTTTCATGAGGACTATCAGACATTTGACCTCGCTCCGCAGATAACGCTCTGCTGTTCGGCGTCCGGTTCTCTCCGCGAGACAAAGACGCTGCAGGCACCGGCAACCCCGCCCACCTTCTCGTCGCCCGCAGCTTAGGCCGCGAGCTTGTTCACATGTGCCTCAAAAGCCTCTCGGATCTGCTCCTTGGAGGCGCCATTGGGGATTGAGGCTTCCTGGCTCCAGTCTGGATAGAAGATCGAGAACTCTCCACCGAGTTTGACCTCATCATGCCAGATGTCCGGGTGATCCTGCCACTCGCACGCCTTTACCAGATGGATATTGGCGTAGTGCATGGCATCGATGTTGTCGCGAACCAAGGTGTAATTCGCGTCGTGGATCTGGGCGCAGGGCTTGATGTCGTGTCTGAATTCACTGGTACGCACTCCGACCATGAATTCAGACATCGCCCTGCTGTTCAGCAAGCACCAGGACTGGCCTAGGGCATTTCCGGCGGTCCTTCCTTCAGCCTCGGCCTGAAAAGGAGTCTTGGAGTTCCCCAGTACGACCTGGTGCAGCATAGGGGTTCTAACCCGAAGACCAAAAGCTGCGGTGATGTAGCCGGTCTTGCTGGCTTCCTTAAGCTTGCCGGCCACCCAGTCGTCAGAGACCTTGTAAAGCTCATGGTATTTGGTCTCGACCATTTGGGCCTTTTCCTGAGCCCATCCCAGCTGCTGCATGATCCCGATATAGGTGCCACCATAGGTCAGCAGGAATGTCGGTGTCTTGGACTCCTGCCGGAATGATGGGTATTTCTCCTGGATCGAGTTGATCAGTTCCACTGTCATGGTGATACCAGAGAATTCCGTCATCTGATCCGAGAAGTAGCTGTAAGCCCGGAGAGAGTGTCCATCATAGCCGTCGGTGTACACCTTCAGCTTGTTGGGATCCTTGGTGGTGAGAGCCGAAATACGGTCCTCAAGGGACGCGAAGTCGATACCGCAGAAAAACCAGCCAGGTGGGGCCTGGAAGCAGTACTTGATGAGCTTGCCCAGGCTGAGCTTGCCCTTCTTGGCGAAGCGCTTCAGAAGATCGAATTGATCTATCAAGTGCTGCATCAACGTCATGACGACATTGGCCGGAATGTTCTGCAGGTTCGGCTTGCTCGAAGAAAGCCGTCCAGAGACCGTACCACCCAGATTGAAGTTGCCGAACAGCCAGTACCATCCGTCTGGTCCAAGCTGGGCGTTCTCGAGAGCCGGTATGAAGGTTTCGAGAATGGTGCTCACCGCCTTGAACTCGATCAGGGCAGTGAGAAACTCTCGCACATCGGCATTCTGGGTGTGGTTGATCAGCTTCTCGAGGGTCTTTCCACCTGTCGCCGGTTGCTTGGTGTCGGTGCTGTCGATGACGGGCAAGCCCAGATCGTCATAAAGCAGGCGTTGCAGTTGAGAATCGGAGTCTGGGTTGAAGGTAATGGCCTTCTTGGTTGGCTCATGGGTAAGAGCCAGTTCGGCCATCTCTTGAACCGTCATCCTTTTTTTGACCCACTCCTCGTTCTTTTTCGAGGTGTAGTTCTCCAGGAGCTCGTACTCGAACTGCTGTATCCTGGGAAGCTGGAGCATCCTGGATCGGGCGTTTTCATAGACGACCAACAGGATAGACTTTACCTCCCTCACCCGCTCCATGTTGATGGGCATGCCGGTCAGCTGCATCTGAACGATGTCAACCACAGCTGGCTTGAAGATGGTTTCGTAGATCTCGAGCTGCTTGTCCCGCACCATACGTTGGTAGTGCTTTTCGTGGACATGCCAGGTGGAGAGGCAATCCACCAGGTTGTACTGCATCAGCTGTGGCCGAGGGATCTTGCGGATGTCCTGGATATCATCCTGGGCGTAGTTGCCAGCGTATTCCTGAGCCTGGATCTTGAGTTTGAGCTCGTTTCCGGCGCACGAATTGGTTGCCAGATACGTGATGAGCTTGGTGTCATCCCAGTTGCGCAGCATGATCTGCAGGCCCTCGAGCAGCCCCTCGTTGTCGAGAAGATTGCTCATGAAAAGCTGGTAGATCAGCACATACACATCGAAGGTGATGTTGTGGTAGATGGCCTTGCGTTGAAAGGACCTGAAGAAGCCGCGGAGGAGTCTCCGCATAAGGTCCGAGTGTTCTGGGTCATCTAGAATGTCGACCGCAAAGCAAACTCCCTCAGTCTTGGACCACGCAAAAGCGATGGTCCCAATTCCGGCATCGTAGTGCTTCAGGGAAAACGTCTCGATGTCGATCGTGAGATCGCGATCCATCTGCAATAGCTTGTCGATCCATTCAACAGCAGCCTCGGCCGTGTCGATGTACTCAGCAAAGCTGATGATGCCACAACCTGGGTCCCGATAGGTTCCATTCATCCAGGAGATGATGGCATTGATGCCGGCACTGATCTTCTGCCCAACTTTCACAGAGTCGTAGAACGCTGTCCGGTAGTTGGGCACATAGACGACTTTCCAGGCACCATAGGTCGTGTCTAGAACATAGCCTAGGACAGGATCGATTTTGGAGACCTTGGTGAGGGTCTTGAAGTACTCACCGTCTCCGACAATCAGGATCTCAACACCCAGATCGACCAAGGTAGGCCCCAATTCCTCGACGATGTAGGCTTTCTGCTCCACTGACGGAGTCTTCTTTTGACCCGGGGTTTGGTGCAGATCGATGACGATGATGTCGTCTTCGTTGAGTCCGTAGGGAGTAATGTACTCCCGTCGGATCTCGTCCCTGCGGATCTCATTGACGAGGATGGCGATCTTGTAGGTAGCCTGATCGGGTCCGAAAGTGAGGTGCCGCATTAAGTCCTCTGAAGGGTGTAAATAGGGGGCGGATTATCTCAATACAGAAGTCGAGCGGCAGCGTAAAACTCGATCTTGTCCCTCAGCCGCATATATTGAGATAATCCGCGGGGGTCGTTGGCCAGGGTATAGGCCTCCTCCCTGGTTCGCTGGAGACCCACCAGATCAGGAACTATCCCCTGCAGACAGTTCGGAAGTGCGTCTCGCCTGTCCTGCGCTGATCTGGTTCCGGTCAGAACCAGCACCAGGGCCTGCTTGATCCAACCTTGATCGTTTTGCGCCGTTTCGTAGGCCGAAAGAAGACTCTCGATCTCGGGAACCAGGGAAGTATGGAGGGGGTCGTAAGTCCCTCTGGGTCGGGCAGAGCCCATGAGGTCGGTGTAGATGACTCCCATGAACTTGAAGCCGTCTTTGGATCCGCCCTTGGCCTGATGCTTGGGTATCAGAGCTTTGGTTCTGTTGTGGAAGTTGGCCTTCTCCCGCTCGAAAAGAGCATCAAGGATGGTGGTGATAGTCTTGAAGAGGTAGTCATCGGTCATCACCATCTAGGTTGTCCTTTCTTATTGGATGATGGGCCCACCGTACTTCGGGGCGAGCTCTCCATAGAGAAACACCCTGTTGCGAGCCCGGGAGAACGCCACATAAAGCATTCGCGCAACCTGCTGGGGCTGGTGGCAGGTGCTGATGTTACCGAGGTCGACAAACACATTGTCATAGGTGGAACCTTGGGACTTGTGCACCGTTGCGGCGTCTCGTTGACGAAGATCGGCGATCGTGTTCTTCAGATCGAAGTAGCGTTTCCATTTCTTGACCTGAGAGTAGTACTTGGTCAGCTGATTGAAATGCTCCCGATTGGTCATGACTGGCACGTCATGAAAGATCTCTCCGAACGAGTCCTTGATCGTCAGTATGTCCACATCGAGGTAAACCCCGTGCTCGTCGTCGACAAGAATTCTGTCTGCGCCGCGGTTCTTGAGAACCTCGACCTCCATTTCCACAGGGATCTGGGTTCTCTTCAGGTGGACCATGGAACTGGTCACCAGGTACTCGCCGGCAGTGAACGACGAGGGCAGGTTTCGCATTGCCCTGATATGATCGTTGTACTCGACGACACGCTTGTTGGTGTAAGCGAGAATGCGGGATGTGTGGGTCTGCGCTGAGAAGTGAGCGGCGATTTCAGCCTGCATCTGCGTGCTATCGAGCATGTCGATGGATCCAGGGACAGCTCGGATCGGCATGAATTCACCGGTAGCAACGGTGTGCCTCAGCTGTTGACAGATGTTCATCAAGGCCGGGGATCCAGCATTGCGAACAGGCTGCAGGAGCTCCACCATAGGGCTACCATGCTTGTACACAGGTGAGAGATCTTCCTGGACCGGTGCCAGCTGGTGCTGGTCACCGACGTACACCAGCTTGCAATTCAAGGTTCCCTCATGGAGGGTCTTCCAGAGCTCCGTGTCGATCATCGAGCACTCGTCGATGAAGATGATGGTGTTCCTGTGCACCATCCAGCGAGAGTTCTTCTGGATGTTGGCCTTGCCGGTCGAGTGGTCATCTCGAACATAGAGGTTGAAGAACGAGTGCACTGTCTGGGTTGGCCGACCAACGCTCTGGGAAAGGACGTCCGCAGCCTTGTTGGTGGTGGCGGTCATCACCACGCCATCGAACTCGACCGGTACTCCCATTAGACCGCACATTTCCTGGTAGCGGGGCATCGTGTTGTCGATGATGTAGTTCATCAAATAGGTTTTGCCGACACCGGCTGGTCCCGAGATGATGAACTCCTTCTCATCGCTGAAGAGGAATTCCATGAACTTGTCCGCAGCGTGCTGCTGCCCCTGGTTCAGGTTCTTGTGGAGGACGGGCGAGGCGATGGTCATCAAAATCTCATGTGGGTTGGGGTAGCAAAAGCAAGAAGCCCCGGCTGTGGGTAAGCCAGGGCTTCTCGGTCGTCTCAGCCGTAATGGTTACTCTTCGTCAGGAATTTCGAACTTGCGGCGATCCTTGCCGCGGATCCAGGTGGGCTCCTTGCCGCGCCCAGACCAAGTGACACCAGTGGCAGGATCCCGGTATTTCTGGACCGCCTTCATGCCCTTGCGCTTGATCTTCAGACCACCAAGGGCATCCACGAGCTCGTCGATGGGGATATGGTGACCAATCACGACATCGACGATCTGTGCGATGATCGCTCGCTTCTCAGCTTCCTTCTTCTCACGGATCTTCCGATCGATTTCCTCCTGTCGGCGCTGAAGTTCCGCGACAGTCAGGTCATCCAGTTTCGGATCGGTTTCCATGATGTGAACGTCTTTGTGTTCAGTGGGTACGGCTGATCCCTCGGTTGCTCGAGGGAAATTTAGGCGCGGTGTGGCAGGAATATCTGGCTCTGCCCGGTCATCTGCACTCATAATTTCAGTTCCTTAATGGATCGTCATTGTGGCTCGCTCCATTGTGGCCTGAGACAGACTCGCAGCCGGTTAGGGGTTTCACAGACCTTTTCGACTCACGATTATCCTGTCAAGCCTGAATCACATATTCAGGCTTAATGGGCGGAAAATATCAGGCAGCCGGGTCCGTAGGCTTCCGGTTGAGGAAAGCCTGGATCAGCAACGCCTTGATGAAGTCCTTGACCGAATATCCAGGCCCCAGCTGGTTGGTCAACCAGGTCTGCTGGGCTGGACTGAGGGCCTCGTAAACGTCCTCCATGAAGGCACGCCGTGTGTCTGCAGGGGTAATGCCAAGGGCCTTGAGTCGGCCGCTGACGGTGGTGTGATGGACGCCGACCCGTTCGGCGATGCCGGACAGAGAGAGGCCGATATTGTTCAGCTCGATGATTTGCGCATCATCAGCCTTACGCTTGTAAGCCATGAAAATGGGCTCCGTGGATTATCTCTGATTATCCTTCGGCTCTTTGGCCGATTAAGTCCAGGATTTTCGAGATACTATCCCAAGAAATTATGAAAATCACGTCCTTTTCGTAGGCTGTTCCATCTTCCGCAAAGATGGTGACGTGCTCAGTCTGGGTCACACGACCAGCATACGCTGCCTTCGAATGCCCGTCAGGCTTTATGGCCACTTGGTGCTGTCGGAGCTGACGAGCATGCTCTTCCGCGGTGCCTTGGTTATTCATAGGTGTTCCTAGATGGTGATGGTGGAGAGATGTTCCTCCGAGAAAGAAACCCCCACTCACCTGGTCGAGTGAGTGGAGGCCCTAGAAGCGTCTGTTCGATGCTCGAGGGTGCCGTACCTCAGTGGGCTTCTGGTACGCCGCCGAGTACAACCCAGCTCTGACCAACTCGTTCAATAGAACGAGTGGAAGCAAAGCCCCATGTTTCAACAATGTCAACACCTATCGTGTGAAAAAGTGCACTTAAGGTGTTGATATTATTGAGAAAAACGACAGTTGATTACTGACATTCTCCCGGAAGCATTTTTCGGTATTGGATGAAGCCCTCAAAATTCCCGTGTAGATTGCGGTCTTCCCAGTAGCCATCGTCAAAGTACCATTCGGCAGCCTGGGCGACGTGTTCGGCCGGCGAGGCATGAAGTGGCGTGGATCCGACTAGCTTATCATGAATTTCAATCGCCTTCTCGAGGGTCATATCGTAGCCATCGACCGTCTTGTAGGAGGTCGAAGCACAGCGAGCTACCGAGAGCTTTTTCAAGAGATTGACGGCCCGATCCTTGCGTTCTTCCCAGGTGGTGGCCATGCTGTAGTCCAGAGCCTGCACCCACTCCCCCCGCTGGATAAACGGAAAGTGCCACTCACCTGGTTCCAGAGTCTGGATGTTGTCCTCTCGATTGAGCTCCTTGCGGACCTCACGAGCCAGCATGGCAATGTGCGGCTCGGCATCCGAATGGTCCCTGAGCGCCAGGAAGTTTGACCACTCCGTCGACGAGACCAGCACGGTGATATGAACGAAAGGCTCGAGCAGTCGATTGACGATCTGCTTGTGATAGCCAGCTTCAGAGAAGGCACGGGCCTGCATCACCGCGTTGTCCCGTGCGTATAGCCAGGCTTCTTCGTTGGTCCCCAGAATCCCACCTTCGATTGGCTCCAGACTGCGGTAGCGCATCACCGGAGCAGCGCATTCCTCCGTCGCCTGCATGCCTTTCTGGTTCTTGCCCCAGTAGAGCGGCACGGCAGGATTGTCGAGCACGTCCTGGATCAACTTGGCGACCGGGATGGCCCGGCTGCTGGCAGCATTACGGCTGAAGACACGATGCGTCATCAGTTCGGCATGGATCCAGCGGGGGTACCGGAGCAGCAGTGTCGAGAGAACCTTGTCGGGGCGCTGGCTGTGCCGGCTGCGGAGGATTGTAGTGGTGGAGATGGCGGTCATGGTGTTGAGGCTTTCAGACGTTGCAGGCTGGCATGCCAGCGATCGAATTCTCGAATGTGCTCTCGGTAGCTGTCGATAAACCCCAGCTCCAATGCGAAAGCGGCCCTTCGGCGAGCTCCGGCCATCCAGTCTAGGCGGAGCATCATGTCCCGTCGACGTACCGCTTCTCGGGTCATCACTCGGATCTTATGATGAAGATGGGGTGCTCAGCCTCGACGATGATCGAGGCGACCTCCTCGGCGAACTGCCGGACGATCACAGTGAATTTGGGCATCAGACGTTGATCCTCTCGCAGAGATTATTGATGGTGTTGTCGTTCATTAGGGCGTTTTTGCCGCCATCGGTGGCAATCTCGAGCAGTCCATCGTTGATGTAGGCAGCGCCGTCGTTCACCACGTCGTTCCACAACCGCAGGGCAGCGAGGATCATGTCGCGTTCAACAGGCTTGAGCCGCAAATCCACGTAGTCGTAGGCATCGTGGATCTGTTTGACTGCTGCCTCGAAGTTCTCAGCCGTGATCTCCTTGGTGCGATCTTCGAAGAACTCAGCGTCGTCGAACTCGGGGACGTTTCCGTTGGGTGTCCAGGTTACGATGTTTCGGGTCGTCCAGGCGCTGGCGCGCTGTAGTGCTTCAGCTGGATCAGACGCTTCGACGACCCCACTGTATTCGATGTAAGCATCCTGGCCTTTTACGACCTCAAAGAATGGCATTGGGATTTCTCTTGATGGTGTTGCGATCCAGATGGTGGGGGCAGTACCGCGCACCTGATCCGCACGGCATTCCGCAAAAGAGGTGCGTCTCACCTTTCTTCGGATTGTTGACTGGCCAATGACACTGCTGCTGGGTAAGCTGTTCCAGCGTCAGATGCATCGAGGCCGCGTCGTACTCCACACCACCGGGAGGGATTCGAACCTGGTGTGCAGGGTGCTTAGGAGGGGCAGCCTCCATCGTCACTGTCTTGGACAAGACAGCCACCTTGTTTGACCCCTTTGGGATCTTGCGCCGCGTCTTGTCTGCGTGTGGGTGTGTGTCGCCATTGAGAGGGTGCGTCTTCTTCAGCACCGGATTGCGGGTGTACAGTCCCAGCAGAGAATTGCGGCTGACGGCGTACCCCTGTGTCGACGCGATCTTGCCTGCCAGGGTAGTTGCAGAGCATCGCTCGAACCAATGCTTTTGGATCAGCTCAATCCTCGAAGTCCGATCAAGAGACTGCCAGGTCATCTGAAACCTTCTCGGGATGGTAAGGATTGAGCTGGACCCAGGCTTCACTGAACATCTGGGTGGCGGCCTGGAATTCCTCAGAAGGCATGCTTGTGGCACCGGGACCGAAGACGACCTTGGCAATTCCAGCCTGGATCAACGTTCGGGCACAGGATGAGCAGCACATGTGAGTCACATAGACAGTGCAGCCTTTGGTATGGATGCCTTCTCGAGCCGCAAAGGCGATCAGGTTGGCTTCGGCATGGGAGGCGAACAGATATTTGGTTGGCCTCTGACGACGAGCCTCGGTATCGATCACGCCCTTGGGCGGACCGTTGTAGGCTGTGAGGCGAACCTCCCCATCGGATCCAACGAGAATGGCGCCCACCTTGGTGCTGTCCTTGGACTTGAGGGCGGCGTGTTGGGCAAAGCCCATGTAGTAGTCCTGCCAGTTCATGGCGCTGGTTCCTGTTGAAAAAGGTGATGGCCCCGGGAGGATTTGAACCTCAGCGGTCTTGCGACACATCGGATCCCTGTGGAGGTAGCGGCAGCTCGCCTGGCTGCTTCCGGGGCCTTGGGATTAGGTGACTCTCGTCGTGTGGCGGAATACTCGCCGCGGCAGTCGCCCCTATCGGCTTCACTGCACCGCTCAGAGAATCACCTAAAGGCTTATCCGTTCAGGTGGAAAATGGACCCATGGGGGACCACTGCACTCCGGTTGTTGAGTACGATCCAGATGATAGGAATATGCGCTGCTTCGATGGGTAAGGCTTCCATCGGGTTGCACTGCAGATCGGAGAAGATCACCACCGCAGAGGGCTTGTGTTTGATGATGTGGTCACGCACACAAACCAGAGAGGTACCACCTCGACCCACGATCTTCACTTCCTCGAAAGGGTCTTCCTTCAGGAAGACGTCCTCCTTCTGGATGATCGTGTCGAACTGGACCATCGTCATCTTCTCGGGCTGGAAGTAGTCGTGGACGTGCTTGAACTCCGAGTTGAACCGGACGGCGTCAGCATCGCTGATCGAGCCGGACACATCCTCATAATAGATGATGTGTGCGAGACCGTTGTATTCCTCCTGCAATGACGGCAAGTAGAGTTCCTGATATCGCCGGTTCGGCCTGGCCCAGCTGTAGTCGCTGCCGCCCAACTCATTGAAGAAATTGAACAGGGCCTTGTCCCAGTCGATCTTGGGCTGGAGGAACCGGCTCAACGTCACCTCGATGTCCTCAAGAACATTTCCACCTGCCAGCTTTGCCTGGTGTGCGGCCGAGATAACATTGCTCAGAGCATTGTGCATCATGGCCTGGTGGGTGTCGGTTTCCTCTGGCTCAACCAGATCCGACGCATCATACCCACCTGTATTGGGGTCGATGAGCCACGGCGTATTCCATGGCATTGCCGGTGAAGGCTGTTGCGGTCCAAGGGAGGCGATGATCTCATTACGCTCCCGGATCAGGTCATCGTAGATGTCCTCGGTGACCCAGTTCTCGTACTTGAAGTTGTGCCAGGGCTTGAAGCCCTTGAAGCTGTAGCCTTCCCGGATCAGGGTGTTGTTGATCCAGATGTCCGCAGCATAGTTCCAGATCTCCGGATCTCTGGATCCTCGACGCAGCATGTCGAGTCTGGCGGGATGCCAGAGCTCGTGCATCAGGATGGTCTTCCTGGTCTCTACTGGCATAGCCAGGAAGAAATGCGGGTTCCAGAGCAGAGACACGCCGTCGGTACAGGCGGTTTGGATATCCGTGACCCAGGAGAAGTTCAGCGAGCACATGAGCGGGCCGAGAAAAGCGGCGTTCTTGTTCAGAAACACCTGGGTCTTGGTCCGATCCATCTCGCGATCGAGCATGGTGTAGTCGATGTCGGGCAACTGGCTCATGACCAAGTCTCCTGGAGAAATTTCTGATATACCTGAGGAACATAGGCGTTGTTGACCGATGACAGGGTGCGCTCGTCTTCGGTAACGAAAACACCCCGATTGTGGTGCGGGAGGGCAATGACGAACTCGCGTCGATCATTGTACCCTCCCCAATGCTGCCAGTTGATGGCTCGCATGGCGTCTTCTCTTGAACCGTACCCCTCGAGCCAAAGGGGAAAGCCGGCGTGTCCATCCTGGTCTACTGCCAAGACATAGAGCCGGCGTTTGGCCATCACGCCGCCTTCGCTACGTCGTCATGCAGGTAACGACTCAGCTCGACCATCGACTGACGGAACGCCTGGTGCTGCTTGAGATGCGGCTTCTGGATCATCAGGCTGCGGAAGAACAGCACCCGAAACTCGGCAGTGAATCGGCCGAGATAGGTAGCCACAGCACTGAAATGATCCTCATCGACGTTCTCGATCAGGTGCGTGATGGTGGCCCACCTGGTTGCCGAGTCAGTCGGAACACCAATGGTGTCGGGAGACCGCACGATGTCCACAAACCTCGGGAGGGAGGCATAGACCTTGGTGAACTGGATGAAGTCGACGGCCACTCCAGAGGTGATGGCGCCGGCATAGAGGGCTGCATCGCTGTCGAGTACCGCGTTGCCCTTGATCAGCTTGTTCATGAACTCCCAGGTCCGAGGGGACGCAAAGGTCTTCTCGTTGTGATCAGGCCGGAAGTCGTGGAGTGCCGACTTCTTGTAGTTCAGGTAGGCAACGATGCGGCTGTCCCACTGTTGGGCCAGTGCCACGTCCTCCATGAACTCGTCGAAGCTCAGATCCATCTCGAGATGGATCAGCCGGCTTTGCATGGCTGTGGAGATCGGATTGACGATGGCCCGATCGGTGCTCTTGTTGCCCGCGGCAACCAAGGCAACCCTGGGGTGCAGCTTCTTGAGACCGATCATGCGATCGAGGACGAGCTTGTAGGCAGCGGCCTGAACCATCTTGGAGGCCGAATTGAACTCGTCGAGGAACAGCATCCATCCATCCTTGCCGGGCGGGACGGGGGTATCCTCGGTGGGGAACGTGTCGAACGGGGCGAAGGTGGCAGTACCGTCCGGCAGGAAGTGCGGCAGACCAGAGAGATCCTCCGGCGCCGAGGTCGACAGACGATGGTCGATCAGCTCGAGGTTGTACTCCTTGGCGATCGAGGCCACCATTGCGCTCTTGCCCATGGCCGGCGAGGACTGGATGAACGGCACCAGGCCGACCATCATGCACTTGATCACATAGCCGCGAGCCTGACGGGGCGTGACGGTATAGGCGGAGATGCCGCTCATTGATGTGTTCCTTCTTGGTTCAGTGATGGAAAATGAAAATGTCGTCGAGCTGGATCATCTCCTGCTCTTCGGGGTAGTGTTCACTTGGGATCGATTCAGGTGCAGTGCATGTTGATCATGTCATCGAGGGTGCCAATCAGCCGGTCAGTTGTCCGGCCGCCGACATCGAAGGCGTACCCGAATACCAGGCCAACTGAGACAGCTATCACCGAGATGATGGCCCAGGCGATAAGCGCCTTGAGGTACTTACTCACTGCATCCTCCCATGACCTTGCTCTCGACCAGACGGTCGAATTCGTCTTCACTGATGTCGTCTGATCTGTCCTGTGGGGGTCTGTTGGTCAGCTCGTCGAAGCGCCATTCCTCGCCGTCCTCGCAGATGTAGACGCGGGATCCCCGGCTCCAGACGGTCTTCTGATCGTCCCACCAGACCTTGGTCTCTCCGTCGTAGATCGGCTCGCCGTCGGTTTTGTATTCCTGGGTCAAAGCAGTGCCGGGCACCGTCTCCTTGGTGCCGATGATCTGCTTGCCGGAAGGGGTGTAGAGCTTCATTACTGACTCTCCTGGTTCAAATTAACGGGACGGATCACGAGCTCGAGCCCCAAAACAGCCAATGCCGCTTCCATGTTGAGGACGCTGGCCGAGGCCTTGCCGGTCTTCCAGCAGTAGAGGGTGTTGACGTGGATGCCGCTCTTTTCGGCGACCTCTTTGGTCGCCAGATAGCGGTCTTCCCCACCGTTCTTCACGTATCGGTCCGCCGCTGCATTGAACGTGATAGTGGGTTCTCGACCGGTGATATTCTGCTCGGCGACCGAGTCTTCGATCTGCCGTCGGATGGCATCGGCCTGCCTGAAATCCCGGGTTTTGGTGGACTTGAGGCGAACCTCTCGAGGCATGGCTCTTCCATCTCGCCATACGGTGACAGTGCCTGAGACGTACCAGAAGCCGTTTTCGTGCTGAGTGAGCTTGAGGGGCATTCGATCATCCTATCGGCCAGCTGCTGCAATTGGTCCTGGTTCAGCTTAACGTTTCGGCCATGTCTGACAAATGGGATCTGATGCCTTCGGATTAGGTCCCGAACATAACGAACAGGATCGGCCACATCGTCACAAGTTATCCCCAGCGCTATAGCAGCAGTGATCAGGGTGTATAAGTTGGACCCCATCTCAGGTTTTCTCCTGATAGGTTGAGTCTTCTTGAAGGGTCAGCGAAGAAGCTCCGTAAAGTCTGTTTTGAGGAGACTCTACGGTTGCCCACATAGTGAGTACCTTCCAAAACTTCTTATGTGTCAACGTCTGGTTAGGACGTAGATTACAAGCATTGGCCACCTGAACAGGTACTCTGAACTTCGCCCCCCTACAAAAGACGTGTATATCTGTAGTATGGTTCAAGTGTCCCTCTTGGACTTGTTTAAATCCAGACTTAGTGTGCGTGGTTGTACATACTAGTACCGAATTTTTAAGCAGAGGGAAGCCACTATGTTCCACAATATGGTGAGGTTTATTGAATGGTTAACAAAAAAGACCTGGCTCCTTTCGAAGCCAGGTCTCGGAATAAGTTCGAGTTATTGTCTTATCAGGTAGCGGTGATCGCCACCTCGACAGTATCGGCAGTGTGCTTGTGGGTCGCTGTGATGATGCACTCGCCGGCAGCCACGAACGTGACCACTCCGGCGGTGGACACAGTGGCCACGCCGGTGCCCGACGACACGTAAGTGAAGTCGTCGTTGACCGCAGCCACATCAGCCAGCTGGTACTTGATGACGATGGTCGCCGTCCCAGGGTCGTTGTCGATCTCCAGACCGGCCGCGGTCATGTACTCGGAGGCAAGAGCTCCGCTGAACACGATCGAGATCCCCTGCATGTTCTGGATGCCCTGCTGACGATACAGGGCTTCCTGGATGTCCCGGTAGATCGGATGGTTCTCGGGGTAGTCACTGACCAGGTCCGCGGCTTCGGTGCTGCCGAGCTTGGCGTGATCGATGTCAGTGAGGGTGGTACCGGCGGTGACAGGGAGTGCATCGCTGAGTACGGTGACCCAGCAGATGGTCTTTGCGGTGTTGATCCGCAGATTGAGATTGCTCATTATCTATCGTTCCTGAGTGGAGAGGGGGCCCGCTCCCCGAAAATCAGGAAGCGAACCCACTATATATTATCTCCGATAATCAGGAAAGATTAACTCAAGGCGTAGTTCGCCTCACGGACGTCGTGAGCCAGGTGCGGATCGAGCTTGCCCGCCTGGATCGGGCGCTTGCAGATCTGGGAGACGATCGAGCTGAGCATGTCAGACTCGGCAATCTCGGCCAGAATGGTGTTGTACTGCCGGCGCAGATCGTTGCCGTAGTTGGGCAAACACCTGAAGCAGTCATGGATCGAGATGACCTGGAAAGGTCTGTCCGGCAAGCTGTCGATCAGCTTGGAGATCGCATTGTGTTCAACCAGGCCCATGTTGTCGATGTCCAGGTAGTTGAGGATCCTTGCTGAGAGGAAGCCGGTATCCTGGTAGTGCTGCCAGAGCGTCTGAACCAGTGCATCCTGCGGCCGATGGGTGTTGCGTCCCCTGGCTCCGACAGCAATGTGGTTGGTCAGGGTTGCTATCTTCGCTGGGTCATAGCTGCAACGACGCTGCATCTCCCGAACCACCATGCCGTCGATGGAGTGAACCATGTTGGCGCCGAGGGATCGACCACCTTCGATGGGGATGTTCTGGTACTGGGTCACCTCGAAGGGCTCGTCCAGGAAGTGCACGATCTCTGTGACCGGACCCATGACCTTGATCTTGACATGGAAATTGTCCGGCAGGATCCAGGAGTTTTCGAGCGCCGTCTTATCCCAGATGGCGAGCATGGTCTGATTGATCTCCCAGGCCCCGGGAGCATTGCTCTCCACGGTGTCGTAGAAAACCTGCAGCAGCTCCCCGTCACCAAAGACTCGCTTCGGCACAGCCGTCGAGCTGTAGAAGGCCGTCATACAATACGTTCAACAGAGGTCGTTAATCTCTGCCCGCAGCTTTACCTGCAGCTCCATGTTACCAAGGAGTTCGGACTATATCATGCACGGTTTTCCGTGCCCTCGCGCTTCGACCCACTTGGGCCTACTCTACTAGGTTCAGCTTGTGCTGCCGTTCGATAGTCTCTGCACTTTCCGATTGTTCAAGACAACCTCACACATCATGTCTTGAACATAGAAACCTCCAGTTGAGTTTTCTATGTATCGGCTTAGCTCATGATTGTCCAGGATTAGCTGGGTTTTCCATGAGTTCACGAGGTTTAAAGGCCACCATGATTTAGTGGTTAATGGCCTGCTTGGTCAGCTTGCGGTCGATCTTGGCGGTGCCGCCCATGGTAGCAACCATGTCCTGATAGATGGACACATAGGCGTCTCGCCGATTTCCGGTGTCGACGACGTTGGAGATCTCCGCGGCCCTGCGATCGCATGCCAGGACAGCCAGGATCTGGATCCCGGAAGAAGTGGCATCGAGGGAGATTGGATAGCCGGAAGGCTTTCCGGCCTTGGCATCCTCCCAGGCCAGCATGCCAGCGTAGAAGAGTGCGGGCTCATCGGCCTTGGAAACCAGGTTCTGCAGGTCGTGTTCGTTGGCATCGAACCAGGCGAGGCGCTCATCCCAGGTGAGCTTGTCGAGCCCGAAAGAGCCGGCGATGTCGATCTTCAGATACTCGCGTCCAGTGAAGGTCTGGAAGGTCATGTGGTAGCCTCTGTTGCGGTTGTGGCGGAAGTTGCGTCTGCTAGAAGATCAGAGGGATCTCTGTTCCCTTTTCGAAGCAGTCCTCAATGATTGTGTTGCTGGTGATCAGGTATTGGGCATCACCTCCTGAGCGCGACTCGATGTCATCTGACTCTTCACCGATGCGAATGAATTCCCAGGCGAGACCTGCCTCTTCGGAGTTGGTCATGAAGTTCTCCCAGGCCTGCACACCAGGGTAAGTCTCGTACCACTTCCAACTGTCCCCATAAAGATCCAGAACATGGATCTCCGTATGGCTCTCCTTTATATTCAGGTTGTCATCCAGAATACGTAGCTTGATCTTGGAAGTGTATCGGGTCAAGCTGTCTCGGAAGTGGGCGAATACCCCGCTGTTAAAAACAAGCGCTTGCTCGGTCATATAGGCTTCAAGTGCCTCCTTTGTTCCGTAGATCAGGCATCTTACTTGGCTGCGGTAGCCCATTGTTGGTTCCTTCGGTGGTGTGCGGTCAGTAGAGGTAGAGGAGGCCGCGACAGAGATCGCGATCCTCGGTGCTGATGAAGAAGACGTGGTGGCCATCAATACGCCACACCTGTTGCCCGTAGTGGTTGGGCTCGAGATGCTCAGTGCAAATGAGCTTGATCTTGTCACGGTCGGTATTGGTACGGATTTCGATGTTTGGATAAGCGCCTTCCAGCATGCGCTCGGTGATCCGGCCCGCTTGTGCAGCGTCTCGACCGCGAGCCCAGATGTCGAGGTCAAGTCCACTCTCTACATCATCTCCCATGAGCTATACCATGTACTGAAGAGCGCGGAAGACGTGGGCATCTTCTTCAGTAAGGAAGAAGAACCTGTTGGCGAACGCCATGAAAGTTTCGCGACCTTGTTCGTCGACAAAAGTAGTTGTGGCGACTTCTCGTAGTTTCCGCCACCTTTTATCAATGGGTACCACCACTTCAGGATAGCCGGCCTTAATAAGGTCTTCAGCACCTGGAAAGATAGTGCGATTTCTGAGATGTGTGAAAGCACTTCTTCCTTCGAGGATGGCCTCACGCCTACGTTTGATCTTTCGCTTGACCAGAAGTTTTCTTCTCATGGAATTACCTCGTAGCTGCCGCTTCTCGAGCGTGAATGGACAAACGACCGAGGTAGTCCTGGATATTTTTGATACGTCTCTCGGTTGCGATGCCCATATCGATTTTGGACACAACTCTTGGTCCGTCTCTCTGAACGATGACCAATCGGTCGTTTTCGATACCGAGGTCGCAATCGTTGCCAAGTCCGATGTAGATCATGTGGTTCTTCAGATGTGAAAAGAGCCCCTCTTTCGAGGAGCTCTCATGAAGCCGATGGAGTGTTTATCTCTAGAAGACCCCTCCTAACCAACTCCGGAAGCAGGGAGCTGGGTCCGTCTTCGGCGGGTGAGGGTGGAAGCGTCAAAAGCGAGCCAGGTGGTCAAGCGTTTGTTCCCTCGTTCAGACCTGATTATCGTCTCCGATTATCAGGCGGTGGTCAACCCATTTTCTTGTTTATCGGGGCACTGACATCGTAGGCCCAGAATTCGTCAACGAACTCGAACTCTTCGAGGAGCTTGTTCTCCTCGATGTAGGCTGCTGCCTTTTTGAGATCGGGGATCATCTCGTCGGTAGCGTACCGACGGATAGCCTCCTCCCTGGTGACGTTCAGGTAGACGGTGCGGGTGCCGAGCCAGCCGATGACGATGAGCTTGTTCATCAGCGCCACCAGGTAATCACGGCGGGGCCGATGAAGAGCTGAAACTCTATCGTCTTGCCGGTGTAGGCTTTCTGGTGACGCCAGCCAATCGCCCAGATCGTCCAGAAGAAGCGGATCTTACGGTTCATTGATCTGGTTCGCTTCGTGCTCGACACGGAACGTTTCTTCGATGAAGAGTTGAACCAGACGAGTTGCTTCCTCGAACTTGTTCGAGTCATTGTCGCAGACCCGGTATAGCAAGGTGGTCATTGCCGGCACCTTGGAGCCGAGTAACCAATGGTCCGGATCCACGGTGCCGTAAAGCACCTTGGTCACGGGGGCATCGGGATCCTCGTTGCCGGGGAGGTTCTCCTGCAACATGACGAGAGCCTTGTTGGCCTCTTCGTAGCTCGAGAATACCCGATCGGTGAGCCGAGATCGTGGACCGTCGATGGTCCAGTAGGTCTCGGTGATGCGGGCATAGTCGGGCTTGCCTTGGCGATGCGGATCCAGCACGATCTTCAGGGTGCTGCTTATTCGACGATTTTCTGGTTCGCGAACTCGATCACCGCCTTGTTCCAGGTCGTGCCCTGGTAGTTGACGACGTAGCCCTGGCAGTAGGTGCGACCACGCTTGTCGATCTTGTGGGTCAGGTAGAACTCCCCACCGTTCGAGATGCCCAGATGGTCCATGACATCATGAGCCGTGCGATCATATTTTTCGAACGCCTTGACTCTCTTCTGGAATTCAGCCGTATCCTCGTCCGGCTTGGGCTTGTCGAGATGGCGCCATCGGTTCTTGATCGTGTCGGCAACCTGGCGGTTGATCCGGAACTTCACCTGGTTCACCTGGTTCAGATGATCCAGGCAGACATCTTCATCGTGGTGGTTGTGCTTGAGGATCACCGATCCCTTGCCGGTGTAGTAGCCGGTATCGGAGTTCGTCTCGAGTGTCAGGGGAGGCACGATCATAGGCAGTGGGTACTGATACCGATCGATGTCCTCCTGGACGTCTTCCGAGATGTTGAACCTCAGTATGAATTGACGGGTGACCGGAGACCAATCGACGAGATCTGCGATGGTCGCCTGAGTGATGGCATCGACCGTCTTCTGGGCATCGTCGTTGAAGTGCCTCCTCAGCGCACCAACCAAGGTCGGCAGCGTAGCCCGCTTGTGCAGGACCATCTGTACGAGGAGAGCAAATCCGAACTTGAGGTCGATGCCGACCTCGGTCATGTACTCCTCAAAGCTGGAGTCCTCTCGGAACTCCTGCTCGATCCGCGGCAGGAGCTGGTTTTTGTGGAAGAGCTTCTCGATCTCGACCTGAAAGTCACTGAGCATTGATTTCTTCTCCTGGTTCGGCCTGATGTGAAGCGGCATCGGTCTTGGGGGTGGATACGAAAAAGGCCGCTGAGGGGACAGCGACCTGAGCTCGAATAGGATCGGCAGCACGAAGACGAGCAGCCGGATGGCTGGGTGCATCAGAACATGCCCCAGTAGCGATGCTTCACCCCCAACCAGGGTTCCCACATCTTATCGAAGAGACAGTTGTCTGGTGCAGTTGTGAAGAAAGGAGCGATGTCCTGGTCACGAAAACCAGCAAGACCGCAACCGATGCGAGTGACCTGGAAGGGCATATCGGGGTTCTGTCTGGCATACTTGAGAAACAGGTTGACGTACCCGTTGATCGCATGCAGCGGCAGCGATTGAAGTTTGCTATTCTTGGTCGGAATAGCGAAGGACTGCCCCATGGGACCATATCCGATATGGGGTATAGCTCCGTACTCACGCAGAGCAGTCAATGCGGCCCCAGCACCGTGACGGCCGGCCAGATTGGAACCAAAGACGAAAATGTGATCTCTCACGATTGACGCCCCTCATTGATGAGTTTGACGACGTTCTCGTGAGTGTCCTCGACCTCGAACGATTGCTTTCCGGGATATCCGATCAGCACCGAGCCGTGGATGGTGTCGTGCACATAGAGGACCTTGCGGGGATCCACAGTGACCTGGCGCTCTTTGTTGCTGCCGTCAGGCAGGTTGTACAGCGTGAACGAGGCGAGAGAAGATGCCACTTTTGTGCTCCAGGGTTTTGTGTGGAATTGTGAGGAGGGGAAGCACTTGGCTTCCCCTCCAATGCACCATCAAGATCGGAAAGAAGACGATCCCTGGTACTGCGGGTGTTGTTTTATGGCCGTCATGACCGCCCGCTGCACGACGTTCCGGATTTACGCTGGTCAGGCTACCGGAATTTCCCCGCGGCGGCGGGGATACTTGAGGGCCAGATAGCGATCCCTGAGCTCCTTCACCTTGGGCAAAACCAGGTGTGGGAACAGATAATCGTGGCCCTGAGGTCCATAACGAACACCGGCTGAGAACAGCGGTGAGTTGCAGAGGATGTAGGCGTCGAGCTTGTCGCCATACTGAGCCCAGTGAGCGATGACCTCGATCACATCCCAGGATCTGTTGGGTGCTGTCATGCTGTAATGACAGGCAGCCAGCTCTTCGACCGTGACGTAGACGAGGTTGTCCTTCCAGGGGTTCTCGTCGTGCCAGAAAGGTCCGGTGTTATCGACCATGTTCGTACTCATTGATCTCGTCGACGATCATCATCGTGATCTTGTTGCCCGAGACACCCTGATCAGCAGGCAGTTTGGCCAGCTCTGCGTTCACCGCGTCGATCGAGATGCGGAGATTTGGCCACTCGATGGCCACAGAGCTCTCAGGCCCATCCTGCTCCTGATACTTGGAGAAGTTGCCAAACCAGTCCCGGTTCACTCCATCCTGCATGCCCTCGATATCCGAGACCAGGTTTTTTACTGCCTGGATCAGTTTGTATTTCTGCTGTTGCTCCCGGTAGCGCTCGCGGAGATCGAAGAAAATGTCGGTCTTGTCGATCCCATCCCGGTTCTCGATGAACCACCAGAGGGCTTCCATCAGCGACAGCGATTTCACGTAGGCACGGTAATCGGTCATCGACGTGACTCCTTAAGGATCGGTGAAGAAAATCTTGGTCATTACTGACTCCCTGAAGTGATCGGCTTGCCATTGGCACCTAGCGGTGCTGGCTTGACACTGCGGATGGCGAATACGGTGGCACCTTCGTCGTTCCAGGTATTGATGTAGAAGGATCCATGGATGCTGTCGGCAAAGGCAATCTTCGCTTGAGCCCGGGTGATGGGCTTATTGAA